GCAAGCCATTCCGAGACCCGCAAGCTGATCCAGCAGGCGGCCGACGACGGCGTGCTGCCGCTCAAGATCATGTTCGACAGGCTGCGGTTTTATACGAAACGGTGCGATGAGCTGATCGCCAAAATCCTCGAAGGGCGGATCGAGCCGGTGGCAGTTGCGAAGGATGGCAGCACGCCCGAGAAGCCGGAGCCGAACGCCGACATCATCGAGGCACTCAGGGAAGTTCTCGGCATCGGCAAGCGCATGGAGGAAGTGGCGATCGCGGCCGCGCCGTACTGCCATCCGCGCCAGGGCAACGCCAACGAAGGCGAGCACGGCGATCCCGAGTTTGTGCCGCTCGCCGAGCGCATCGCATACTACACGCGGCGCGACGAGCTCAAAGCTGCTGGCGGCAACATCGTGGACTTCGCACCGAAATAGGCGGCGAGGGATTCACAGCCGTACAGTTCCGGTGTATGCCTGATTTGCGCGAATCACCGCGCATTGGAGGCATACAATGGCTAACCGTTACCAGCCGCTCTCGATTCCGAGATCGGTAATGACGCGCACGGAGCGCGCGCTCAAGCGCGCATCGGTCGCGCTGACAGCGGCGCAGGCGTCGTTCCACAGCTTCGCTCGCGCCGGCACTGCACCGCGGCGTGGGGGCACAGGCGCCCGTCGTGGGCAGTCAACGCGGACATCCGGCCTCTAGCCCCGCCCGGCCTGTCCCCCTTCCGTCCCTTGGCCCCGGCTTAACCCACCGGGGCTTTTTCTTTGGGAGTGCCGTCCATGCCGCTCAAGCGTCGGCCGCAGAAAGTACGGCAGCTTGGGCCAAACGGCTTTACTCGGTGGATTGAGCCGATCGACATGCACAAGCACCGCATTGCTTGCTGCGACTGCTCGCTCGAACACGATTTCCAATTTCGCGTCCGCGTCGACGCCAAGGGCAAGGCGCGTGTGCAGTACCGGGCCCGCCGCGTCGGCAAATCGTAGATGAACCTCGCCGAGCGTCTCGATCGGTACGACGGTCCCGATCTGATGATGCGCTCCGACCTGCGGCAGTATTGCGCCAAGCTGGTCAAGATCGGCACCAAGCGCGCCGGCGAGCTCGTCCCTTTCGTCTGGAACAAGGCGCAAGAGGATCTGCACGCCCGGCTTGAACGGCAGCGCGACAGCCGCGGCCTGGTGCGGGCTCTCGTGCTCAAAGCCAGGCGCTTAGGTATTTCCACGTATGTCGGCGCCCGGTACTACCACCGCACGACGCTCTGGCGCGGCCATCACAGCTTCATCCTCACGCACGAGGACAGCGCCACGCAAACGCTGTTCGACATGGTGCGGCGGATGCACGAGAACATGCCGGGCGACTATCGGCATGCACTCCTGGCCGCGAACGAGAACGAGCTCGACTTCACCGGCATGGAGAGCGGTTACCGCGTCGGCACCGCCAAGAACGTCTCCGGGCTGGGTCGCGGCAAGACGCTGCAGCTATTCCATGGCTCGGAAGCCGCGTTTTGGGCGCAGGCACAGAAGCATTGGTCGGGTGTCCTTCAGGCCGTGTCGCTGGTTGCCGGCACCGAAGTCATCATGGAGTCGACCAGCAGCGGGCCGTTCGGCGCCTTCTACGATCAATGGGTGATAGCCGAAAAGGGCATCTCCGACTTCATTCCGATCTTCCTGCCGTGGATGATCGACCCGGACAATGCCCGCGATCTCACGGCGGACTTCGAGCCGTCGCCCGAAGAAGAGAAGTACCAGGAGCTCCACAATCTCTCCGACCGGCAACTATGCTGGGCGCACTACAAGAACATCGAGCTGGGCGGCAATCCGGGCGAGATCGGCTCGGAATTCAAGCGGGAATTCCCTTCCACCGCGGCCGAGGCCTTCGAGGCTGGCTCGACCAACAGCCTGATCGCCGATCAATACATTCTCGCCGCCAGACGCCGCAAAATAGGCGACCAGGGGCCGCTACCGCGCGTCCTCGGGGTCGACGTCGCCCGCTCGAACAAGGATGAGCGCGACGACAAGGGCAGGCTCCTGGTGCGCGACGCCACGCGCCTGGTCGATCGCCAGGGCCGCCGCGGCGGCATGATCGACGAGGAATACTATACCGACGACGCGACCGTGATCGCCGCCAAGGTGATGAAGCACCTGCGCGACAAGCCCGAAATCCGCAAGGCTTTCGTCGACGCCTCGGAGGGCATGGGCGCTGCGGTTGTCAGCATCATCCGCGCCAGTGGCTTCGAGGCCCGCGTTGTCGGCGTGAACTTCGGCGCCGAAGCGCAGGAAGCCGACCTTTACAAGAACCGCCGCTGCGAAATGTGGGGGCGGATGCGCGATTGGTTCAAGGACCCCGGCGGCGCGCAGATCCCGGACAGCGACGTGGCGCAGCGGCATCTGACTGCGCCAAAATACAAGCACGACCCCAACAGCCGCCTCGAACTCGAACCAAAGCCGAAGATCAAGGCTCGTGTTGGCTTCTCTCCGGATTGGGCCGATGCCTTCGCCCTGACCTTTGCCGACATCTTGCCGATCGAACTCCCCGACGACACGCCGAAATGGATGCGCGACCTTGGCGTCGACCCCCACGACGGCGACGATTTCATGACCGCGTAGAGACTTCCAACCTGGAGACCACGAAATGAGCAGCGCACTTCAACGCTTGCAGGCAGCGTTCGGCACGGCCTGGCATGTGAACGCAACTGGCGCTCTGCAGCAGATTCTCGACGAAATCGCTGGCGCGGTTGGCGGCGGAACCGGCAACTCGTGGTTTGTCAACGAATTAGCGGCCAACGCCAACGACAACAATTCGGGTGACGTGGCTGACCCGTTCCTGACCCTGGATGCTGCGCAGGCAGCGGCCAAAGCGAACAACGGCGATGTCGTCCTTCTGATGGGGACTAGCCACCGGACGACACCGCTGAATTGGGCGAAGAACGGCGTGTCACTGGTCGGGCTGTTGGCGGGCTCGAACAACAACCGATCGAGGATTTCTGTTCTCCCGGTGTCCAGCGGGCTTACGCAGACGCAAGTGACTGCACTGCATCCCCTCGTGAACGTGACCGGCCAAGGCTGCTCGTTCCTCAATATCGAGGGTTTCCACGGCTTTGACGGCTCGCTGACACCGCCGGCCGCATCCGTGTGTTGGGCCGAAGCGGCCGGGCGCAATTACTACGACAACTGCCAGTTCTTCGGTGGTGGCGATGCACTGACCGCAGCGCTCGCCGGGATGCGCTCACTGACCATCGGCGGCTCTGGCGAGAACCTGTTTGACGGCTGCACGATCGGTCTCGATACCATCGTGCGGGCATCGAACCCCAACGCATCGCTCGAATTGATTGGCGGTACTGCACGCAACAAATTCCGTTGGTCCAGCTTCGAGTCCTACTGCAGCGACGCATCGGACGTGCATATCCTGATCCAGTCCGGGGGCATGGACCGCTATCTCATGCTTCAGGGCTGCATCCTGCACAACTTCGGCGGCACAGCACTGAGCGCCGCTATCACCAACGCCGGCGGCTCCCCTGCCGGCGATGTGATCCTCGACCCGAACTGCATCTCGGTGGGCGCCACGGCCCTTGCCACGAGCGGCAACGTCTATGGTCCGATCGGCGCGCTCGGCGCAACGACCTGGGGCATTGGCGGGCTAGTGACGTAACCGTGCCCATCCTTCTCGTCGTCTTCTGGTTTGCTGTCCTCAGCGGCTTCGCAGCCGCGTGGAGTGATGCCCTATGACCACGACCATCCAGCCGGTACTCACCGAACTGCCAAGCGCGGATTACGGCTTCCGCGCTTGGCGGGTGCAGTGGGCGGGTTTAGCCAACAGCAACCTCGGTGCTCCCGTCGATCTGGTCGAGTTTACCGACCGCAGTGTCCAGGTCGAGGGCACCTTCGGCTCCGGGGGAACGGTTGCCATCCAGGGATCGAACGACGGCACGAACTTCGAGACCCTGCGCGATCCGTCGAGCACGCCCCTCAGTCTGCAGGCTGCTGGCCTGCACGGCATTCTGGAAATGACCGGGCTGATCCGGCCCAACGTCACCGCGGGCGACACCACTACGGCGCTCACCGTGACGATCTTCATGCGCAGGACATTCTCGCGTTAACAGCGCAGGACATTCTCGCGTTAACATCTTCCCCGCCCTAAAGGGCAGGGATTCCCTCTAAAGGAGGCCCATGTTCGAGCCCAGACCTTTCGGTCCTCACACGTTGCAGCGACTTCACTCTATCTGCAACGGAAGCTATATTTCCCGCGTCTACGATTCGTCGTCTGATGGCTTGTGGCCTGCGGGTTTGACCGAGATGGTAGGGCAGGACGTTCCCGAATTTACGGCAGTCAAAGCCTACCCGGCTTTATCCCAAAGTCAGACTTCACCTCAACGGTGTTTAACCTCTAGCGGGCCTCATCCCCGCCGTCAACGGCAGGATTTCCGGCGCGAAGAACGTCAATGACCCTGCCCGACCACCTCGCGCGCTGGCGCGCCCATCCGGCGCAAATGGTACGCGAACTGTTCGGCGTCACGCCGGACCCATGGCAGCAGGAAACGCTCGAAGCCTTCCCGACCTCGCCGCGGTTGGCGATGCTGGCGTGTACCGGACCTGGCAAGACGGCCGTACTCGCGTGGCTCGGCTGGAACTATCTCTTGACCCGGCTGCATCCGATCATCGGCGCCACCTCGATCTCCGGCGATAACCTGAAAACAAACCTATGGACCGAGTTGGCGCGTTGGCGGGCAAAAGCGCCGTTGCTT